CGGCCTCCAGGAAGTCCATCCGCCGGCTCAATTCCCGAACCTGCCGCATCAGTTCCATGCGGCGCCCAAAGGACATCCTGGCAACCGTAAACCGCACCCCCGGCGCAACCTTCGACTCAACCTCCACCACGCTCTCGTATGTCATCGGCTAACTCTCTTACTTACGCAAACGCCACCGCGATTTCGTCATCCACCGTCCCCTGCGCCCGCGAGGCCCGGAACTTCCACTGCAGGCGGTTCTGCCCATCGTCGAATTCCGGCACCTCCGGAATCACGCTCTTCAAATACACGCCCATGATCTGGCCCGCCATCTCGCCCAACTGAAACATCACGCAGATGGGCGACTGCTGCTTGGCCGCCTGGTACAAACCCTTGGTCGCGTCATCATCCAGGCTGAAGACTTCGAACGCCGCCGTCACGGACCGCTCTCCTGGCGAGATGGCGCGCGGCACGCTAGATCCGAATTCTTTGGATCGGGTATCCAACGCGTTCTTCAGCACGATCGATGCAGTCGTAACCGTGAAGAATTGTGTTGGCGAAGTTCCCAGCCATGCCTGCCCCATATTCCCCGGCACGATCGAATAGTCGAACGCGTCCAGTGCCGGCTCGGCGGGAAAGCTCTGCAACTGGCCCACACTTCCCGAGAAGCTGCTGCTGTCCAAGACGTCCTGCGCCAGGCCGCTGAAATGGAATTCGTGGTAGTCCCCGTTGACCTGGATCGCCATCTGGTCGATGCCCGCGCCGCACAGCAGCCTTTGCACGGCGGTATTTGGCGTCCAATAATCGAAGATGCTGACGCTCGGCAGTTCCGTTGCCGGAACGTATGTGATGGTCCCGCCGAGAGCCGCGCCCGCGGCAGGCAGGATCGTGAACGGTGCATTCAATTGCACGGTGCTCGCGTCCACGATGGCCGCCACGAACCGGATTTCGCCTCCGCTCGAAACCGCCTGCCCCACACCAAGCCCATGAGTCCCGCCGAAGCCCAGCCTTCCGGCCGCCGTGCAGGACGCGACCGTGCCCCCGGCGAAGGACAGCGGCGTTCCGCCCAGCGCCGCCTGGAACAACGGGCCGTATCCCGGACTTCCCGCCGGTCGATTCCAACTCGTCAGATAGGTTTGCAAATCGAACTTGGTGCTCCTTCTGCCGCCCACCGGCAGGCCGGCAAACGTTCGGCTGCCCGTTTTGTCTTTTCGCTGGGTTACTTCCAGTTGCTGCTGGACCCCCAGCTTCAGCGCGGGAATCCGGTTGGCCGATGCGATCGATCCCACCCGGCCATAGGCGCCTTCGAGCACCGTGTAAAACCGGTTTGCTTTTGAAGAAATATAAGTGGCCATGCTAGCTCTTGCTTACTCCAATCTCAAATGTGATCTTCGCTACCTGAATGAAATTCTTCCCGCCTTGTTTCACGGTTCCGAACGCCACTTTGTACCCTCCGCCGTAGAATGCGCCCTGGCCCCAATCGCCGCGGCTCGCGTTCAGCACGGCCATGATGGCGTCCGCGTAGAGGTCCATGCTGTCCTGAAGCCCCTCCAGCCGATCCTGCGAATGCCGGACCTCGACCGCCATCTGCACCGTGCCCGAAAACATGCGGAATTTTTCGGTCATTTGGTTGACAATCTGCTCGCAGTAGACATTTACCGCAGGATACTTGACCGTGCCGCCACGTTCCGCCAGGTCGGCCGCTACGTTCTGCGAGCGCACCTGCGCCACGTTCAGCGGGCCGGCCAGGTTCTGGTCCGCCTGCGCCAGGGCCGCGAGAATGGAATTGACCCCGGCCGGTCCGGTAATCCGTCCTATGACCATGGCCGCCACCGCACTTCCGATCTTTGCCGTCATCAGCCCCTCTGTATCATGCGCGGCACCGGCCGCGTGTAGTTGGGTTGTTGTCCCGAACCCGGCGCCGGCCCCACGGTTACCAACGTGTCCGGCTGCAGCCAGGTCTGTCCGATGGCGATCGGCGACTCGTTCTGCAGCACCATCGAATCCGGCGCGCCGCCAACATAGACTCTCCATCCCGTGGCATTTGGCGGCGCGTTCACCGGTTGCGCCAACAGGCTGCTGCCCGCGGTCGCGATCGCGATTGGAACGGCACTGGCCCCTTCTTCGCCTTCCCGATTCATCCACGCCATGGTCACGTAGTAAGTGCCATCCGCCAAGCCGCCCGCCGCGATGGTCACTGTCGGCGTGGCCGCTTGCGGGATCGGGTCGGAAGCGATTCCCAGTCCGGTTTGCACCAGCTTCTCGTAGGCCCATTGGGCGCGCGCATGAAACTGGTCGCGCTTGCCGGCATACCGGTCGTTTAGCTGGCTGTTGTACGCGTCGGCGTATACCATCTCAAGAGCGCGAAAGGTGTGCCACATTTTCAGGGGCCGCGTGACCACCACGGTTGAGATCTTTGGCGGCGAGGTGTACCAGAACGGCTGTTCGGTGTAACTCAGCCGCGTCAGCAGGGTATCCAGATCCAGCCCCAGCTCATCTTGTGCCAGGGCCAGCTTCCGCGTCACGTCGATGTCTTCGACGTTCGCGGTATCCAGAAGTTGCGAGTCCTGCGCCGTCAGGTCATCCATGCTCGATACGGACCCATCCATGAACAATGCCATGTAATCCGCCTATTTCGCCGCGGAAGGTTTTCCGCCCTTGAACTTGTCCAGTTCGGCAGCCGACACTACCGTCACCTGAATTCTTGCCGCAGCCTCAACCTGGTCGAGCAGCCGTTTCGCCTCAGCCTGTGACTCGCGGAAGGTTTGCTTTTGCTCTATCGCGGCCAGCCGCGCCTGGCCCTCCACGATCATTTTCGCGGCCAGGCGGCGTGGCACTTCGGTCAAGGTTCCACTCTTTCCTCCGTCCCCCGTCTCCCGGCTCACTACCACCGGAAACTCGTCGGCGATGGTCGCCTCAATGTCTCGAATCTTTTGGTAATACAGACGTAGATCCATTGCTATCTCCTGTTCCTGGATGTCTTCCGCGGGGCCGGGTAGGCCCCGGCCCCGCAGTGACGCGATGCTAGGTATTCACCTGCACACCGCACACGTTTCGCAGCACGCCGCAGCCATACAGCACATCCACCGTGAACTGTTGAGCCAACGTGTCCGGCTGATAGCTCATCACCACCCGCATCCCGAAGTTGCCCAGCTCGGCATACTCCGCGATGGCGCCGGTTCCCGGCAGAGGCTGCGGCAGCCGGCGGATCACCAACCCGAGAGCGCTCTTGGTAAACGCCAGGTTGTGAGTGGTCGCCGGAGTACTGCCGGTTTTGGAAACGAATTGCGAACGGAAGACGAAGAAGTCTTTGATCTTCCCCACCGTACCGTCAACAATCGCGCGCAGGCCCGCGTCACCCGCTGTCTGAAACTCACTGAAGCGCGGAATCTGGCGCCATGCCGAATAGGTAGCCGCGTCCACTACGATGAACTTCTGCTCGGTGGCTGGAACTTTCGCCAGAAACAGCGCCGTTTCCGCCTGATCGATGACCGCTTCCGTGATCGTCGTCCCCGGCGTACCCACCGGCGTGTTGGCCGTAAAACCGGCATACAGGTTCAGCAGGTCGCTCTCGATCCGCTGGGCGATCGCCGCCACGGCCGGTTCCATATAGATCTTCAGAAGGTCCGGAACCGCCAGCACTTTCGTGACGTCCGGAATCTGGAATGTCGCCTCGGCGTGGGTGTTCAGCACAATCTGCGCGTTCCCCAGGTTCGGGTTCTGCGTCTGCACCGTACCGCCTTCGGCGATGTTGTTTGCCACCATGATCGGCGGTATCGGAACGTTTACCGTGTCGCCGGCATGTGCCAGGATCGGCTCATAATCGCGATTCACCAGGTTCCCCATGACGAGGTTCCCCACCAGCACCGGCAATGCATCCACCGCCACCAGTTTGACAATCGCGTTTGCCACGTTACTCGAAGTAATAGCTGCCATTCATTCTCCTTAGTAGGACAGGCCTCCTGGCCTGTCTGTGTTCTAACTCAGTTACCGGCGGCATAGACCGCCGGCGCTACCTACAGCCCCCGTAGGGTCTGCGACGCCACGCGCACGATTTCCTCTCGTACGCGCTGCATCTCTTCTTTGCTCATGCCCGGACGGATCTGTTCGATACTTACCGTCTCTCTGCTATCCATAGGGGCCTTGAAGGTGGCCGTCATCCCTGTTCCCCCCGCAATGCGCGCCGGCAGAAACTCCGGGTTCTCGCTGACGAACGCCGTCAGATACTCCTTCAACGGCACCTCGCCGTTATCTCCCCGGGCCACCAGGCGCCCGTCTTCCGTCCGCGAGATTCCATCCTTCACTACCTTGAACGCAAGATCGATTTTGGCTACGCCGAGCCGCTGCAATTCCGCTCTTACCGTCGAACCGCGGTCCGCTTCTTCCGCAATCTGGCGGCTGCGTTTGTTCTCTGTTACCACTTCGTTCAGCCGGCGCTCCAGTTGTTCCCTTCGCCTCCTCTCTTCCAGGAGCTCCGCTTTGTAAGCCGGCTCACTCTTGGTTTGTTCGTGGCTAACGAACTCCTTGACCGCCTCCCGCACGATTGCTTGAACATCAATGCCTTCCATAAGCCTCCATGTCCTTTCCCCTTTCTCGTCTCTGTTTGAACTAACCGCCGGCCGGTAGACCGTCGATCTCGTCGGCAACCTGGTTCTTGATTTCCTGCCTGACGTCGCACAGGTACTTGAACGCCAGTTTCTTGAAGACCTGCTTCTTGAGGGTTTCCGATACGATCCCCAAATCCAGGAGCTTCTTCGCGTCGTCCAACTCAACGCCCAAGTCTCCAATGGCGAATTCGTCCAATCCCGAGACCTCGATCGAAACACCGTCC